TTTTTTTTTTTTTTTTTTTATTTTATCAACTAGTCAACATGTGTAATATCATATCATCTAATTCAGTAGGACCACCAAATTTACATAACTCTGGACGATAATAATGTCGTTCCATTAACATTCTACGAGAAGGAAAACGAGAAAAGATCTCCTCAGCAGACATTCCAAGTCTTCGCATCATCTTATTAATTTTAATACTGGAATCGGGTTTGGCCATATACTCTTTTAACATTTCACGCGGCGTCTTAACAACGCCATAAGCGACAAGTTGCCCAAAAGCATACTTGACACAATCATAAGCAACAGGATTAGTTGCTTGCGTATCCCATGCCTGACCCATACACTTCATAACAAGACCCAGAGGAACGTCAGTTTCTTCACACGTTAAAGTACGCAACAAAGTCTCTGTTATAGGTTTATAAGGTACTATCTTGGCCATCCCAGGAGTTTTATCAAGATTCTCTATAAAATACCTCTTTAAAAAAACAGGACCTTTCTTTACTATTCCACCTGTCTTATAATTAGGTATAGTTAAAAAACTATCAAACTCACGATGATCTCTAAGTTCCATATCACAATATTTTCCTAAAAACATAGAAAAACTATTAGCACCAAACAATCCTCTAAGAAAAAGAGGAAAACAAGCTATATGATTATCACCATAGACAGCAATTCTAACGAATCCTTTATCAACAGAAATGCTTATAATATCTTTCAAGTACGGATATTTCTGCATAGTATGAGCAACATACAAATAAAAAATGAAAGCCATTATCCAGCTCCCACCATGAGATGTCTCCTTACCTCCAGAGTACATAATACCCCGAATAAAACGCCAATAAGACCCAACATGAAGAACAATCTTATTGGTAGCATGATACATTAATATTTTTATCAAAGTCTTCAAAACACGTACTTGTTCTTTATTCATATCCTTCCAATTATAGTACCTCATTCCAGCAGCAAAATATAAATACAACTGCCAATCTTTTATATGCTTATCCAAAGATGTAATATCCCCTTCCATCCAAAAGATGTCAGGGTTGTCATAGTTCAAGTATTTCGCTAACTCATACCAAGAACCATACCAAGCCGTAGATCCTATACGAATGACGTTTCCTCTTTCTTTTAGCATACGGAAACGATAAACAACATCAGACAACAGTATAATAGACATAAACGGAATAAAAAATTCTCGAGCTTTCAAATTCATAGCATCAAGATCCTCAACCTTCTTTTCATGGCCATATCGCCATTCTTGTTTAATCTTAGTCACACATATAGGTTGAAAAGTAAATTTCTTATTACCACACACACGCATGATTATTTGATGTAACTGACGAGCACAAGACTCAAATAACAAACCTTTCATACCAGCATTCTTCATACGATAAGTAACACCATCAACCTGAAAAACAGAAGAAGTAGCGGGAATAATCCCACCACTTGTCCCCAATTTAGTATACTCTATAAAATCCTTAGGACTATAAGTAAACTTCTGATACCCAACAAGATCATCCATTTGCAATGCTGTTTCAAGCATACGCAAAGCGGTTGACACAAGAGGTCGAAGGACACCAAAGGATTCGCCACGAAGGCTACCATCAACATCGAAGCTTTCTAACAATTTTAACTGCTTCGGAATACCAACATCATTAGTAGTATAGCATAACATTTTCTTTCCTTGAATATCACCATAAATAATGTTATGCCAATCAACCCGTTTCATACACAACTCTTGAAGAGTACCAGGGCGCATGGCCTCACGATTCAATTCAAGCTTTGCATACAAATAAAAATTAACTACAGATTTAACATAAAACTCAAATGATGTTGTAGGAACAACTTCAGTATTTTGCGGTTTATTCATATGATTTGTCAAAGGACGTAGTGCTATTTGAGAATTATTGGTATAATACTCAACATAGAACTGACGATAAGCTTCCCAATGACGATTTTGACGTGCATATAACTCAGTTTCAATTACATAATAATCACTCACGATAGTCGCATATATATCAGCATACATATCATCTAATCTCCTATAATCTTGCTTACAACGTGAAATTGGTTTAAAAGTAGCAAAAGTAGATGTGAGAACACATCTGCAATTACTACGATGACGACCACAATACTCCCATGTAAAATTCATTCTTTTCTTACTAGCAGCTCGATAAAACAAAAAATTCAATACAACCCTTCGCGGAAACTTAATCTTTGCAATGTATAGTTCAAATGAAAATATATTTAACTCGGAATGAGAATTAATCGACTCC